GCAAATATCTCAGAGTTTCTATCCAGTCCTAGTGACCTCATCCTATCAATTAGTAACGCCGTCGACATTTTTGTATCATAGATTAATTGGTCGACAAACAATTCGCCGTCAAAGTTTTTAACTCGCACAAGTGCCGTTTGGTTGTTAAATCCAAAGTCAAGTCCGTAAAACGTATCTCCGCCGTCTGGGAAGTTGCGTCTTCGCTTCCAATGCGTATAAATAGTCGCTTGGGATATTGCTCTTTCGCCCAAACCGTAAACTCGCCAATATTCATGGTCGGCTGCTTTAAGCCTCTCAATTTCCTCAATGATGCCCTTCTCTAAAAAAGGGTTGTCTAGGTAAGTTGTAATCGTAAAGTCGGCATCTTCTCTCGGAACTACCTTATCGTAAATCCAAGAGTAGTAATCCGAAGGGTTATAGTCAATTACAATCTTTTCGGTTGTTCTTAGGGACAACTGCATCCAAGATTCGTAGTTTACCTCATTTGCCTCGTTTATAAAGAGATAATTACGCTTTCGACCTCTAATCTTTTGCGGCTGGTCGGTAGAAACGAATTCTACGACATTACCACCCAAAAAGTAGATATTCTCGGTCTTATTGTGCTTTTCCTCGCTATAAAGCCCATATTTAGACAAAATCTCTACAAAGTCACGCATTACCGAACCCTTGATGGATGGTAAAGAACTACGACATATTGTCAGCGTCTTACCTTTTTCTTGAAGGAGTTTAACGATAAACCATGTAAGCACATTGTATGTCTTACCCGATCTCGTTCCACCTTGCATGATGGAAATTCTCTTTTGTGAGTTTTGCAGAACCTCGAATACTACGTTTGTGGTAACGTTCATAGGAAAAATTTTAAAAAATAGGTCTAAAGTTTACAATTAGAAAACTTTTGGTTTTATAGGAAGGTAGGGGGGTATGTGCTATTTGCTATTTTAAGGCTTATTTAAGCCATCTAAATAAAAAATGGATACATACTACTACACATAGCATTAAAAGCCGTAGAATCGTCTTAAAATGCGAAATAGAGGCATTGTACCTATTCTTCATACTCTCCATCTTCGTTAATGTCTAATAATTCCCCTTTATCATGATTGTAAAGTGGAATTTCATCACTTTCCCCAGCCTTGTATGCAGGTACGACCATTCCTGGCTCAGTCTGAGTATCAAAATTGACAATGCCATCACTTTTTGGTAAAGTCTTGTGTTCATCTCCGTCTATCTGTTTCATAATATCTCCGATTTGGTTTGGCTTAATGACATTGACTGTAATCTGCTTAACAACATCTCCTTCATGAGCAACCTCAGTCTTCTCGATATATCCTCTTCTCTTACCTCTTGTCTTTAACAAGAACATCGTAGCTAAGGTATCACCCCTAGCAATCCTTTCCATTAGCTTTTGTTCGCCAAAGTCTAGCATTATCTCTTCAGGCTCTATTTCAGCCAATCTCTTAGCAAAGTCAGGGTCATCCTTCAACCATGTCTTATACTGCGTCCTGCCTACTCCAGAAGCCTCACATGATATGGTGATATTGCCGAAGTTCTCCTTATAAGCTATGATAAAAGCCTCTTTAGCTATTTCTTTGAATTGTGCGTTCATATTAAAATCCTCGTTTTAGTATTCGACATATCTTACGCAATCCTCTAGTCTTAGCAGCTCGTTTAAGCATTCTTCTGCCTCGTTTAATTTGCTTTATGGCATAAGCTAGTGTAACGTAGTAATTCATGTCAAATGTTTAAAAATGTTAAAATCATTGTTTTATATCAGAATTTTGGGGGGCACAAGGGGTGCATTTGTTCCTTTACGCTAAAAAATAGGGTAGGGGGTAGGGTAGGGGAGGAGCTCCGTCTACTATTTAACATAATAAATATTATCGGTGCTTGTCCCCTATCGTTTTGGTGGATCATTTTATGGCGGTTTAGTTCGCTAAGTTAGTAACTATTATTTAATGATTGGATAGGCACTGAAACGCAAAAAGTAAAAAATATCTAAGCTATTATATTAATATACACTACTACTATAATATTATAAGTAGATTATATTATTATTATAGTATTATATTATTAGTATAGTATTTAATTAGTAATTGAACAATGGATACTATAATACTTAGTAATTTAATACTTTGCTAAAGAATTTAGCATTTGCCAGGCAAAAAGAAATTTGAAATATTTTTATAATTATTTAAAGATATTTACAGTTTGTATTAATTAATCACATATCTTTATGGCTCATTAAACAACAAACAAAAACAAACGTTATGCAAACATTTAGCACAATTTTGATGGTATCACAATTTATTTTATTCGTTATTGTCTTGTCAAATATGGCTAGATTATTAATGAATTATTTAACTACTAAAATCAAATAACATGAACTTAATCGACTTTGCTTTGTACCTTATTATCGGTACTTTATTAATCACACTAGTCAAAACAATTTGGCAAGAAATCACAAACAAATAACAAAACGAATAAAACAAACACAATGACACAAACACAAACACAATTAACAATTAATGGTCTTGAGCATAATATATGCTATTGTGAAGCAAAAGGACTTTCTTTATGCTTTGCTTCTTATTCTGAATTCGCAATCGGAGAATGTATTATGGAAGGCGGAATAGGTTTCAATCCGAATAGTGGATACACTTATATAGCCTTAGAAAATGGCATTTCTATTTGCTCAATGCTTGGAAGAAATGTCGAATATTTAGTTACAAACTTTGAAAATGGTGAAGAGTATTTTTTCGACACATACGAAGAAGCGGTAACATTTGAGCCAAATCAAGATTAATAACTTATAAAACAAACAAAATGAAAAATAGAAGTAAAAAAGATTTAGAGGCTCGTTTATCTTGGTTGTCATCTTTTTATGACATATACAATAAAATTAACGAGGATAGTTTAGAACATTTAGACAAAGTTTATATAGAATATTTAAACGAGTGGGATTTACCGCAATTATCTTGCGATGAATTGATTTGTGAAATATTACCAATTTTAAACGACTAAAACAAACACAATGAAAAAAGAAATATTTGAAATAGAAACGGCTGAAGGATTCGAACAATTTGAGGGGATTACATTCGGTCAACGTTGGAATGGATGGGAATGCCCACAATTTGACATACAAAATATAAAAAAGATTTTAGAAGGAATTGGTAGCGAAGAGGAGGCAAAAGAATGTAATTTTTCATATTATGAATATGATGACTTTTATGATGTCATAATAGAAAAAGTTTATTGGGATGGCAAAATAGAGGCAATAGATACAAGTAAACCCATTTTAGTTGATGGCGTAAAATATTACGCTTTGGGTTGTATGAATTGGACATGGTCAAAGGCTTAAAGGTTTACTGATGAGCCCTAATTGGGCGAAACGGCACAAGTTCCCCCACTTGTCCGTATAAACCAAAAACAAACACAATGAAAGAAAAGTACATTTTCATTTTTAATCTTTACACTTACACAAACGATTTTGATTTTATCGTAAAGTCAAAAAAACAGATTAAGATTATTAGAACCAACGTTGAAACTGCATACAATTATGTAAAATTAAAACATCCAACCACAAAAGGTTATGTTGAATTATTAAATAGTTGCAGCGTAAGTAGATACGAACAAAACAAAAAAAGTTGGGCGGAATATTTAGCAAAATAAAGCATTTTAAAGCTATTTAATTTTTTTATCATGATATGACAAGCAAATAAAAAGAAAAGGTAAATTTGAGGCTATAAAGTGGCTTTAATTGGTATTTTTACCATATAGGTAAGATATGCAATTTAAAGACTGCTTTTTTGCCATTGCAACTGCTTTTTAGTTGCACACAAAAACCCCATGCAAAAACTCCCCAAAAAACCCTCAAAAAACCCATCCAAAAATCTCACAAAAAACCCTTAAAACCTATGGCAAAAATCCTCGTGGCTTGTGAAGAAAGCCAATCAGTAACAAAAATCCTCAGAGAACTGGGACATGAAGCTTATTCATGTGACATTTTACCTTGTAGTGGAGGTCATCCAGAATGGCATTTCCAGGAAGATGTGTTTAACGTAATTAACAAAGGTTGGGATCTAATGATTGCACATCCTCCTTGTACTTATTTAGCCGTTAGTGGTGCTAGACATCTTTACAACAAAGACAAGTCCAAAAATCTTGAACGATGGGCTAACCAAAAACTTGCTTTAGATTTTGTCAAGGCTCTGATGGATGCACAAATCCCAAGAATAGCCATTGAGAATCCAGTATCTGTGATTTCTTCGCAAATAAGAAAGCCAGACCAAATAGTCCAACCATATATGTTTGGAGATTCAGCAAGTAAGACAACTTGTTTATGGCTCAAAAACCTTCCAAAGCTTGAACCTACCAATATAGTTAGTAAAGGTGATTTTATGGAATGGATAGACAAAAAGACTGGAAAAACCAAAAGACAAGCTACTTGGTATTATGAAGCTTTATTAAAAGCTAAATCTAATGAGGAAAGAAGGACATTGAGATCAAAAACTTTTGAAGGAATTGCTCGTGCTATGGCAACTCAATGGACAAAAGATTTATAATTTCACAAAGTTTTAACAATAAATATCATAAAATATAAAAACAAATAGTAATTTTACAAAACAATTATAAACAAAACAAAAAACCTATGAAATTTGAATTCGTACAAGACACAGACTTAATTTTAGGTAGTACAATGTACTACACAAAGCAAGAAGGAATTATCATTAGTGGATCATTTAACAGTGATAAGGATAAAGCTTATGCCTTATTTGAGAAGCTTAGTCAAGGAATCCCATTAAGACTCACAGAAGTATTAGAAACAAAAACCTTACAAAAACCCTCGCAAGAGGACTAAAACCAAAAAAAATGCTGAAACTAACCCTAGAACAAAAGAAAAAAGGCATCAAAGAAGAGTTTACCTATGTAAACAGTAATGGTAGAATGTCAAAACAATACACCTACAGAGGGATGTATATTACTTGGGATAACCAAATCCTACATGGCAAATGGTACTACTGGAGAGCTAGTTATTACGGATCTTTAGATGCTGCGATTACAGGAATAGATAGGCACATTAATCATTTTAAAACCAAATAAAACAAATGGAAGAAATCACAAACTACAAAAGCCTATTTAAATATGGCGACATGAAAAAAATCATGGAAATTACTGGCTACAGTCGATACGTTATTGAAACAAGACTAAAAAACCATGACTACGAGATGACAGAGCTAATAAAAACTTTTTATGCCAAAAAACTTGAACTATTAAAAACACAAATCAATGACTACAGCGAGATTTAGAACACCAAGACAAAACTTATTAAAGAGAAATACAGTTTTTGTTGACCAGGACATCATTAACAATTTAGTTAGTACGGTAGCTAAAGTATGTTATGTAGATGAAAAATTAATTACTAAAAAAGGTAGATATAGACCACAAGTATTAGCTCGTAATATGTGCTTTTACATCCTTCATGTACACTATAAGCAAAAATCTGCTCAAATAGCTCCTTATTTTAATAGAGATAGGACAACAGTATTACATGGAGTAAATACTTTTTTAAATGACTTAGAGGTTGTACCTTACTACATGGAACAGTATATTTTAGTTAAATCTAAAATTGATATACCAGTAATTTATTCAGAAACTTTTTAAACAAACATTATGCTATCAAGATTCGCAGAATTAGACGAGCCAGACAAAAGACTTTTTGTCGCTAAAATCATACACAACATTAATTATAGCCAATCAAGTTTTGAAACTCTTCAAGCTTTAGTTAAGATGTGGGATGAATACCCAAGAAGACAAGCCACTTTTTTTACAAAATTAAACCAAATAACAAATGGAACTGCAAACAACTAACACCGAAATTCAAGCACCTAGTTACCACATGGTTAACAAGGACTCAATGCTTTCTTTATCAAACGAGTTAAAAAGATTCGTTAAAGAAGCACACTTAGTATCTAACATAAAAGGTAAGGACTATTGTAACGTAGAAGCCTGGCAGATGGCAGGTGCTTCATTAGGCTTGTTTCCTATCATTACAAGCGTACAAGACTTATCTAGCGAGAATGAAGTCAAGTATATGGCTACTTGCGAAGTTAGATCGTACCAAGACAATAAGTTGGTATCAGTAGGTATCGCTATATGCTCTAACAAAGAGGGTAGCAAAAAATTCTTTGATGAGTATGCCATTTTATCTATGGCACAAACAAGAGCAGTAGGTAAGGCTTTCCGAAATCAATTAGCATGGTTAATGAAGGCTGCTGGATTCGAGGCAACACCTGCTGAGGAAATGGATTTTGTACATGAAGAGCCAAAAAAACCCTCAAAGCCAGTACAAACAGTTGTAGCTGAAATTATAGAAGAAGCTCCTGATAGAGATTCTATAATGATGGAGGTTGCTAAGTGTACTAAGCTGAAACAATTAACAGATGTTTATTTTACTTATAAGCAAACATTTGATGCTGATGAAACATTGATGAAGGTATTAAAAATGAAAAAAGAAAACCTAAAATAAAATGAACCTAACATTATTACCAAAAGTAGAACTAAGTTCTATAGAACCGAA